ATTGAGGAATGCGCGGCTTTTCCTTATGGAGACCATGATGACCTTGTGGATTCCATGACTCAAGCTGTAATGAGATTTAGACAAGGTGGATTTGTGGATCATCCCGATGATTATATGGATGAAACAACTCCCCACACAACCAAAGAGTATTACTAATGATGAATTTATTTGAAATGTTACAGGCAATATTCGGTAAGAATATTATGTCAAGAACAATAGGTACTCGAACAAACGTTATTAAATTTCCATCTAATAAAAATAATCCAACTACAACATCCTTTGATGTCTTTAGAGCTTCAGAGAATCCTGCAGTAATAGAGAAACTTAAAAAGATCATAGCAGATGAAGCTCCTTATATTGCTAAGATGAATGATTCTGAAAGAACAATCTATGAAGGCAATGTTAGACGATTACATGATCATCTTGTATCAACTGGGGAAGTTAAACCTGCAGTGAGTGCAGAAGTAATTGGACTTGGAGACAAGCAGCCAGTAACGGGAAAAGGATTAGAATCTTTAACGGAACAAGCTGGTCAAGTTAGCGCTCCTGGAACTATGGTTGGTAATATTGAATCAAGAATTAATAAGCTAAAACAATTGAGTCAAGAAATGGAAAAAGCAACAGGAGAAAAAGCAGGTGTTGGTGATATATTAAAACAATTTGGAACAGAACAAGGTTCAATGTCTAGAATGCAAGATGAAGGTTTAGTTAGAGCAGCTGGAAGACAAATATTAATTAATGATATTAAAGCAGGTAAGATTAAAAATTTAAATGCTTCCGAAGTACTTAATATGAAAGAACCACTAGATCCTTTTAGACAGATCTATGGTGAAGGTGCACTAGAACAATTAGATAGTTTAATTCCTGAGTTTAGAAGTTTAAGAACAGAAATGGATGCAGAAAAATTAGCAAGATCAAAATTTAAATTTGAACCAAATGAAAATAGATTACCTGGATCTGTATCAATTGAAGAAGGTAAAAAAGCAGAACAAGAATTTGGAATTAATTCACCAAAAGGTTTAGATTATTTAACAGGTGGAGAACCAAATAAAAAACCAAAAGTAAGTGACTTTAAAGCAGAAGCAACTAAAAGAAAAAGTATTGATGAATTAATAGATGAATATAATGCAAATCAAGATAGATTAAGATTAACTGATGAAGAAGGTGGAACTAAAATAGGTTATGAAGAATTTAAAAATTTACAAGATAGAAATAGAGAAATTGAAAAAGCATTAGAGCTTAAAGGTATTTCTTCTGAAGTAGAACCAAAACCAGAAGCAGAGATTATTCCATTTAATAAAAAACCACCTGAAGGTAAAGCAGAAGGTGGAAGAATAGGTTACGCTGATGGAACACCAATGTCAGGATTAGTTTATGTTAATTCATGGGAAGGACCTTGGACTGGACCTGAATTTTTAGGGGGACCAACAAAAGGACAATATTATAATAAGAGAAATATTCTTACTCCAGTAAACACAGAGGTTGCACCTGTTGTAACAAGTTCTTCTTATAATTTAAACCCCAATGCATCTTTAAAAGATCAATATTTAAATAGATTAGCAGCACTACAATCTTCAAGTCTTTCTAGTTCATCTTATCAAAACTTTAAGAATTTACTTCAATCTAAACTTGAAGGTAAAGCAGAAGGTGGAAGAATTGGTTACCAAACAGGTGGGCCTACAAATAGATTTTTAAAATACATGATTGACATGTTGGTTAAAGAAAAAGATTTTAATAGAGGATTATTAGAAAGATCTAAACCAGAACTTGTAGAAGGTTTGTTTAAACAAACATATGGAAAATCCGCAGAAGAAATTGCAAACGCAGTTAATCAACAATTAAAAGGTAAATCTTCAATGGAAGTTATGAATCCTAAAACAGGTGAAATAATTTCTCCAACAGAACCTATTAAAACTGGGAGAACTACTGCTGATATAGAAAAAGAAATAGATGAATTATCTACTACTCCAATAACAACATTGGAGAAAAAAAGAAAATATAATGATTTGCATTCAGAATTTATTAACTCATTAGATCCTAGAGGAAGAAATAAAAACCTTGATTATAGAAGAAAAAGTTTAGATCTGGAAAATAGATTATTACTTAAAGCAGAAGAAAAAGGATTGGATTTTGATACATTTGAAAAACTAAGACAAGATTTATATGGATCTAAAAAACAACAAACTTTAGATTTTATGAGAACAGGTAAAGTTAATTTAGAACCAATAAAACCTGCAACTACATTTGAAGAAGTACAAAATAGACATAAAATCGCAGCAAAAGCAGCTGATGAAGTTTTTCCAAATTACAATGATCCTAAGACAGCTGCCCAAGAACTTGCAGAAGTTATGGCTGAACAAAAATATAAAAAAAGTTTTGGAGATTTAACTGGAGATAAACAAAGTGATCTTTATTCAGAAGCTTATAACTATATAACATCTGTTAATAAATTACCTAAAGTATCTCCAGCAAATGTACCAACTAAAGTTTTACAAAATAAAATGAATGAAGTTTTAAATCAATATGACAAATCAATGTTTATAAAGAATGAACAAGGAATGGTTGATGTAACTCATCCAGAGAATGTAGCAAAGATGGAAGAACTTTTAAGAAGAGATCACCCTGAGCTTCATAGTCAATTAAAAAAATTAGGAACTGATTTAGATCAAAAAGAAACATTACTTGATTTTGATGTTACTGGAAGAAAACCAAATGCACAAGGTGGAATCATTAGAAAAAAATATGGACACGAAGGAGCTGCTAATCCAAAGAGAGCTCAGATTACTGCAATCTACGGTGAAGGAACTTTACCGAAAGATTATTCAAAAGGCCTTGGCTACTTAAGCGGAGAATAAAATGAAGATTCATGAATACAGAGAGATGATGAAATATCTCACTCGCCCCGATGTATCAAAAATAGAAATCCCGATGCCAGCTCCTCAAGCTCCAGCCGAGCCACGAGAGATGAGCAACGAGGAACACGCAGCTCACCTGAATGCTCAAATAGAACAAGGTTATGCAACAGGTGGAAGAGTTCAAATGGCAGGTGGTGGTGATCCTGAAAAAATTGCTAGAATTAAAGAGCTAGTTCAAAGTGGTGAATATAATAAAAAACAAATTATAGATATTTTAGAAGAGGAAGGTTATGGCAGAGTAAGAACAGGTAAAGATAGTATTGTAAATACAATAGCAGATGAATTAAAAGTAGATCTTCCTGTTGGAATGACACAAAAAGGTTTAGCTGCACATGAAGCAAAAGGTAAATATTTACCTTTTTATAATAATGAAAAATTAGAAGCTGATTTAAAAAAAGGAAAAACAATTTCAGATATTTCAAAAGATCTTTATAAAAACAATACAAAATTTTATAATAAGATTGGAATTACAGAAGATAATTTACCTGTATTAAATTCTGCACTTAATTCTAAGATTGCAAAGAATAAAGATTTTGTAGATTTACATAAAGATAATTTAGCTGAAAATGTTAAACAACAAAAACAAGTATTAAAAGATGTAAATTCTTTTATAAAAGATAATAAACAAAAATATTTAGATTTATATAATACTAATAAAGTTGGAGCGCCTGATCAATTTAAAAATGATCTTATTGATTTTATAGAAGAAAAACATCCCGACTTTATTAAAACAACTGAAACATACAATCCAAAAAATCCTTTGGCAAAAGGATCTAAAGTATTAGATCTACCAGATCTTTATGAAAGAAATGTAACAAGAGCAGGTGATTATGGAAGAGATGTATTTTTAAAAAAGAAAATAAGAGAATCTTTAGGTATTGCTGAAAGACCTGCAAAAGGAGAAGGTATTTCTTTAGATAGGATGGCAAGAAATTATAACACGACAACACAAGAATTATTAAAAGGAGCTCAGGAAGAAGGTATTATTCCAAAAATAAATCCTATTACTAAAACACCTATTAATAATGAAACGTCTTATTACAAATATGCAAGACAATTAGGTGTAGATCCTATTAATAAACTTTTTGAAGGAAATGTTAAATTTGGAGTAGAGCATGTTGGTGGAATAGCAAGAGCAGGTAAAATTAATGATTATGAAACTTTAGATAAAGTGTTAGCTTTTGATTCTAATGTAAACAGAAATATTAAGTCAACAGCTTATGATAACAGACTTACTAAATTAATTGATATAGCAAAACAAGCAGAACCAGATAAAGCAAAAGAATATATTAAAACTATAAATAGTCTTGTTGCAGAAGGCGAAAAAAAATATGGAATACCTTTAACTAGATATAAAATGGTTAATGATGAAATAGTTTCAGTTCATCCAAATATATCTTTAACAGATTCTAATTTTAAAAAATCAAAATTAGCTATTGATCATTTTATTACTAATGATGGATTAAATCATCCTAACTTTGAAAAGTTAGATCCAGATCTTCAAAAAGCAATTGTTAATTATTCTAAAGATAAAACTAAAGAAGCAGATTCTTTATTAAAAGGAGTTTTAAAAGAAAAGGGATTGTCTTCTGAAATTATTCCAGGAATGAGAAATATATTAGATAGTAAAATATTAAATAATTTAATTGAGGTAGGATCTCCTGCAGTAAATTCTATAATTAAAAATGCGTCAAGTTTTTCAAAAGCAACAGGTCTTCCTTTTAATGCTGGAGTAGGAGCATTATTTAATTCAGAGAAAATGCAACAAGAAGGACTTTCTGTTCTTAAATCTCTTTTTTACGGCGGAGTTAAAGGTGCATCAGAGGATCTTTTAAATTTTGGAGCTCAAATTCTTGCAGCAGGTCCATTAATGTCAAAAACATTATTTGATGCAACAATCGATGCAAAAAAACAACCACCTGAAGGCATAGATAGTTTTGATCAAATTGGAGGAAAACAAGGGGCACAAAGTAAATTCTTTAATGAATTATTTAGTGTTGCTCCTGTTGATATTTCTGAAATACCTTACATTGGATCTAAATGGGCAGTAGAACAACAAAGTCCTAAAGAAACAATTGATAATCTTGTAAATGTACAAACTAGAAAAATGATAGCAGAATTGTATCCTGCTTCTAATATTAGTGAAACTACAGTTCCCGGTGAAAATAATATTATGCAACAACAAAAAGAAGATATTAAAAAAAATCTTTATCAAGAAGTTTTTAAAAATGAAAATTTAAAAAAATTATATGAACAAGATTTATTAAAAGAAAAACAAATTGAAGGCGCTGAAGTTAAACCCAAAGGATTATATAATGCAGAAGTTATAACTCCAAATGTTCCACAAGAATATTCAATAGGAGGAAGAGTTGGCTATGCAGAAGGATCTAATGATGAACTAGAAATTCCAACTTTAAATGAAGAAAAATTTTTTAGCGGACCAACAAGAGAAGTATCAAAAGAAGGAATAACAGGAATATATTACGGAGCACAAGATAAACCTCGTGTAGGGTATAAAGATGAAAATTTTGATATAGCTGCTTCAAAAAATTTTAATAAACTTATGGGTGATACAAAACCAAGATATGAAGCATCCTATACACCAAACCCTGATGTTGGAACTTTTTCTGTTAACAAAGGACCTGGATATATAGGAGCTAATTATGGAAGAGAAGATCTTGGAAATTTTTCTATTAACAAAACACCTTTCACTACAGAAGCTGGATATAATTACGATAAAGGCAATTTAAGCTATGGAATACAAGCATTAGTAGATAAATTTGGTAATAAAGATTTTAAAGCTGGAATAAAATATAAATATTAAACAACAGGACAAATATGGAAGAAATGAAGAAACCAAAAAAGTTAACAACTACAGTACCACCTAGATCAGGACCATGCCCACAAGGCTTGAATATTTCCTATAATAAGGTTAAAGTGGTTCAATCGGAGAAAATATTAAATGGCGGGAATAGACAAGGCATTACCAAACGAGGTTAATCCATTATCAACTAATCCACAGGATGTTAATGTGGATCCAGCTTATGAGAATCTAGATTCTCAATCTGGAGAAACAGAAATTAATCCAAATGAAGATGGAAGTGTTGATATAAATTTTGACCCTAATGCTATGAAGCAAACTCAAGCATTAGACCATAATGCAAACCTAGCAGAATTTTTAGAAGAAGGTTTTTTAGGAAATTTAGGAGCAGAACTAACTGCTGATTATTTAGAATATAAAGCTTCAAGAAAAGATTGGGAAAAAGCTTACAGAGAAGGTTTAGATCTTTTAGGATTTAAATACGAAAATAGAACAGAACCATTTCAAGGAGCTAGTGGTGCAACACATCCAGTATTAGCAGAAGCAGTAACTCAGTTTCAAGCATTAGCATATAAAGAATTATTACCAGCAGATGGTCCAGTGAGAACTCAAACTGTTGGACTTTCTTCTCGTGAAAAAAATGAACAAGCAGATAGAGTTAAAGAATTTATGAATTATCAAATCATGGATGTCATGAAAGAATATGAACCAGAGTTTGATCAAATGTTATTTTATTTACCCCTTGCAGGATCTTCATTTAAAAAAGTTTATTTTGATTCAATCCTTGGAAGAGGAGTATCTAAATTTGTACCCGCAGATGATTTAGTAGTTCCTTATTCAGCAACTTCTTTAGATGACGCTGAATCTATTGTCCATGTAATTAAAATTTCAGGGAATGATTTGCGTAAACAACAAGTTGCAGGTTTTTATAGAGACATTGAACTAATGGGACCTACTCAAGATTTTGAAAATGATCTTACTAAAAAGGAAAGACAACTAGAAGGTATTTCTAAAACAAGTTATGATGAAGATGTTTACACATTATTAGAATGTCATGTTAATTTGGATCTTGAAGGATTTGAAGATATTAATCCCAAGACTGGTGAGCCCTCTGGAATAAAACTTCCTTACATTGTAACTATTGAAGAAGGTAGCGCAGAAATTTTATCTATTAAAAGAAATTGGGAACAAAACAATCCTAAAAAAGAAAAAGTACAATACTTTGTACACTTTAAATTTTTACCAGGTTTAGGTTTTTACGGATTTGGTTTGATTCATATGATTGGTGGATTGTCGCGTACAGCTACAGTTGCTCTTAGACAATTATTAGATGCAGGAACATTATCTAATTTACCAGCTGGATTTAAACAAAGAGGAATTAGAATTAGAGACGATGCTCAATCTATTAAACCAGGTGAATGGAGAGATGTAGATGCTCCTGGTGGAAATATTAGAGATTCATTTATGACTTTACCATACAAAGAACCTTCTCAAACATTACTTGCTTTAATGGGCGTAGTTGTTCAAGCAGGTCAAAGATTTGCATCAATCGCTGATTTAGATATTGGTGATGGTAATCAAGCTGCTGCAGTTGGTACAACTGTTGCATTACTTGAAAGAGGAAGCAGAACAATGTCTGCAATACACAAACGAATTTATGCTGCTTTAAAACAAGAGTTTAACTTGTTGGCAAGAGTATTCAAATTATATCTACCTCCAGAATATCCTTATGATGTTGTTGGAGGACAGCGAGTAATTAAACAAGCTGACTTTGATGACAGAGTAGATATAGTGCCAGTTGCAGATCCAAATATTTTCTCTCAAACTCAGCGAATTTCTATCGCACAAACGGAACTGCAATTGGCAATGTCAAATCCTGGAATGCATAATACTTATGAAGTTTATAGAAACATGTATGAAGCATTAGGTGTAAAAAACATTGACCAAATTTTACTTAAACCAGATCAACCCACACCAAAGGACCCTGCACTAGAACATATTGATGCTCTTGCAGGGAAACCATTCTCTGCATTCCCAGGACAAGATCATAGAGCTCATATGACTGCGCATTTAAATTTTATGGCAACTAACATTGCAAGAAATGCTCCTGTAATTATGGCGGCATTAGAAAAAAATATTTTTGAACACATATCTTTAATGGCTCAAGAACAAACCGAAATAGAATTTAGAAATGAAATTCAACAATTACAACAAATGCAACAGAATCCTCAGATGATGCAGAACCCACAAGTACAAATGCAAATTAAAATGCTTTCAGAAAAAATTGAATCTAGAAAAGCAACTTTAATTGCTCACATGATGGAAGAATTTATGAATGAAGAGAAACAAATTACTTCACAATTTGATAATGACCCTATTGCTAAACTTAAAGCTAGAGAATTAGACCTTATAGCACAAGAAAATGCTAGAAAAGAACAAGAAGGTAAAGATAGAATTAACTTGGATAAGATGAAAACCATGATGAATCATGCTTCTGACCATCAAAAACTTGCTCAGAATGATCATTTAGCTAAACTCCGAGCTAATACATCGCTAGAAAAGACAGTTTTAGCGGCTAAACTTAAACAACAAGGAAAATAGAAATGAAAAAGATGACAAATGCACAAAAAAAGGTTAAAAAAGTAATGCACGAATATAAAACTGGAACTTTACATAGTGGTAAGTCTAAGAAAATTGTAAAAAGTCGTAAACAAGCTAT